GTTAAATCCTGGGGTGTTGCTCAAGAACTCATAATACGAGCATATGAAGGTAAAGTCAGAATTCTTTGCGGCCGTGAAATCCAAAAATCAATTAAAAACTCAGTAATCAAGCTTCTTAGCGACACAATAGAACGTCTTGGTCTAACTGATTACTTCGATGTTCAACGTAATGCTATCTATTGCCCATCGACAGGATCAGAGTTCATGTTCGAAGGCTTGCACATGAATGTAGCGTCAATCAAATCAATCGAATCTGTGGACATCGTATGGATAGAAGAGGCTGAGAACATCAGTGAGAACACCTGGGATACATTGATCCCGACTATTCGTAAGGCTGGTTCAGAGATTTGGATTACGTTTAACCCCAGGCTTGCAACTGATCCAACGTATGAGCGATTTATCGCGCCTTACCTTGTCGACATTGATGAACATGGTTTTTATGAAGATGAAGACTTGTTTGTTCGAAAAACTAGTTACAAAGATAACCCATGGTTAACTGAAGAATCTCGAAAGGATATGGAGCGAGACAAGGCGAGAGATTACGACAAGTACCTTTGGATCTGGGAAGGTAATTGTCTCAAGCATACTGAAGCTAGAATATTTGCCAATTGGGAGATTGAAGAGTTTGACACACCTGACAACGCTCAACTCATGTTTGGTGCTGACTGGGGATTCTCTCAAGATCCGACAACGCTCAATAGATTATTCTTTGATCACGATAAACGTATATTGTACATTGATTATGAATCGAATCAGATTGGTTGTGAGTTGAACAATCTTCACATATTGTTTGATAAAGTACCAGGATCACGTAAACATAGGATTCGAGCAGATAACGCGCGCCCTGAAACGATTAGTTACATGAATAAAACTGATGGGTTTGATATTGTTGGAGCCAAGAAAGGACCAGGTAGCATTGAAGACGGTATCGAATTTCTGAAGAGTTATGATATCAAAGTCCATCCTCGTTGTAAGAATACAATATTTGAACTAACTAATTACGAGTACAAAGTAGACAAGCAAACTGAAGAAGTGCTTGATATCATTGTAGATAAACACAATCATCACATGGATGCGATGCGTTATGCCACCGAACCATTGTGGCACGGTGGGCGAAATGTTAGAGTAATGGTTGTTTAAAAATAAGAGAGGAATCAAATGATTAGTATAATTTTAGAGATTGCCGCGTGCATTATAGCCGCGTTGTTTGGTCTTGGTGGTGTCATTATTGGTCTTTCATACGATAGTACAATCATGATATTGATCAGCGGTTCGCTAATCTCGTTTGTAGTGATTTACTTGTCGATGCTCGCTGAAGTAATGCAGGGTAAACAATCGGGTTACAAGATTACGATATGTAAAGTGCTCAATAAATTAATTTATGTTACCATAGTGGCACAAGTAATTTCAGCCGCTTTAATGGTCTAATCTATGTTATATCCCGAAAATTACGGTTTAGAGAAAAAGAATTACATAGCACCTGTCAACATAAATACATCATTTGCTGATTTTTTATTGACGGGCGGTAATAGTGATTTGTCAATGATTGCAGTCATACAGATGTATATGGATGCAATGCCGTTTTTCAATGCTGTCGATGTGAGAGCTAAACATTATTCACAAATACCGATGCGCGTTCGTGATAAAAACACGAACGCTTTTGTCGAGAATCACCCATCTATAGAACTATTAGATAATCCGAACGCTGATGTGTCGGGTCTAGAATTTGCAATTGAGATGTCTAGTTTCTTAGACATCACCGGTAATGCGTTCGTAATTGCGACCGGTCGAGTTGAAAAATCTCCACATGAACTTGTGAATATCCCCCCTCAAAACATTACCTTTGGAACAGGTACTAAATTTGGTGTAATGCACGTTCCAGACTGGATCCAGGTTACAACGTCAACGAATGGTTTGTCAGAAATGTTTTTTGCCGAGGAAGTTCGAGAAGGCGATCAGTCAGTTGTTAGGTTTTATAATAAGCTTAGAAACAAAGAATTATGGCACATACGACTATTTAACCCTAAACGGAATTCTGGTAATTTCTGGGGAATGAGTAAAGCACGACCTATTTTTCTAGAAATACAACAGTACCTCGCAGGTAACAACAACAATTGGTCAATGTTAAAGCGCGGTACTCGGTTATCGACAGCATGGGTAAACAATCGAGGTGAAGAACTCACGGATGTACAGTGGGGTCGTTTACAAGAAGAAGCAAACAAATACAAAGGTGACACCAATGCGGGCGGAACTCCAATTCTTGACGGTATGGACGTTAAAGATATTCAATCTAAAAATACTGATATGCAGTTCAAAGAACTTCAAGAATCGATGTTGGTGCGGATTTCAATTATTTACGGTATACCGCTTGCAATGTTGACGGTTGGAGCAATGACACTCAATAACCTAGAGGTTAGCGGATTACAGCTCTATGATAACGCTACTTTACCGCACACGAACTACCTGTACGAAGAATTGACTAGATTTTTACTACCGCGATATGATAACTCAGAGAATTTAAAATATTCGTTCAGTGAGTTCGATATTCCGTCACTGCGGCCACGATTGTTAGATAATGCAACTAAACAGAAGTCACTGAACGTTAATACTATCAACGAGATAAGAACAATCATTGGTGATGATGATACTAGCGAGGGCGGCGATATAGTGTACATCCCTTCGTCTTTGGTTCCAGCTGGTACTGATTTTCTCGAAGATCCTGAACCGACCGACTCGTTAGCGAGTGATGACGATGCCAGCTAGTGAATCATCAAGACGGCAAGCTAGAAAAGATCTAAGATCGAAGATTAAACTTGAAAAAGATTTTATCCGTAAACTAACGCGTTTGAACAATCGGATTGTTAGAAAAATGATGCTTGAGTTTGCCAGTAAGGGTATTGTGTTAAATGCCCGAGAGTTTGAACTTGAATTATCAGCATTGTTAGAAAATCAGTATGGTCGAGCTCAGAAAGTATTCGATGACCAAATTAGGGACGTACTACCCAAAGATTTAGAATCGACAGATAATGAAGATGCTGCGATAGCTTTGGCGCTAGGATTATTTTTTGCGGATAGGAAGATATCTCAATCGCAGATAATCACGAGAACTAACCAGAAAGATATTAGTTCTTCTATTGTGCAGGCCGATGAAACTTTACAAGATGCGGCCGATATTGGGGAAATCGTTACTAATCGAGAAGTTGCCAAAAGTGCTGGTACATTATTACGGCGTAAACTGAAGAGTCGAACCAGTGTGATTGCGGCAACAGAAATACAGGTTGCCGCAGAAACATCTAAAGCGGTTGAAACAGCGGTACTAACCAGGAATCAAGCATCATTGCCGAGATTCGAGTTTAGATTCTCTGTTCCTCAATTACCGTTAGGGTTGCCACCACCTGAATTTGAGAAAGAATGGGTAACATCTGGCGATGAAAAGGTTCGGCGGAAATCAACAGGTAAATTTAGTCATGTTAAGGCAGATGGTCAAAAGGTAAAGATCAGCGAGTCTTTTATTGTGAGCAATGAGTTGTTAAGAATACCAGGTGATACAAGTCAAGGCGCTAGTTTAGGCAATGTGATCAATTGTAGATGTGCTAGTGTCAGAGATCGAAAAGGTGTGTTGAACGCTAGAAAAGCAATTTTTGAAGCCGAAACACAATTAGAATTGGAAACTGAAGTCGCCCTTCCTGAGTTTGGGTTTAGTTAGAGACTTGCTTAAACACTCACGAATGGTTAGAATTACATATTACAGAGGATTTGAAACCGTGAATTTGAAAAAGAAATCAGGCTTAGACAGAATAGATGTACCTTTTGAAATAAAGAATCTGTTCGACGATGATGTCGATAGTGATTTTTTTATCTTCGAGGGTTTCGCTTCCACTTTTGGAAACTTGGATTTAGTTGACGATATCGTCATGCCAGGCGCGTTCAATAAATCTATTGAGAAAACATTACCCGTTATATTGTGGCAACATAATAGTAATGAACCAATCGGAATGACTGCTGAAATTAAAGAACTCCCACAGGGTTTATTTATTCGAGCAAAGTTGCCGAAAGATGACAGCTTCGTCAAGAATCGAGTCATGCCACAATTACGCATTGGTTCAATCAAATCGATGTCCATTGGTTTTATTGTAGTAGACCAAGAGATTGATCTGGACGATGGTAGAATTAGAAGATTGACTGAAGTTGATCTAAAAGAAGTTAGTTTGGTGACGTTTCCCGCTAACGAGCAAGCGGTTATTACCGATGTTAAAAAAATTACAGTCGATGATGTGAAAGAAATCACAACACGACGCGAATTTGAGAAATTCCTACGGGAAGTAGGATTGTCAAAAACTGCGGCCGAAATGGTCGTATCCAATAAGTTCAATGAGTCTTTACAGGGGGATCCTGTCGATGATGATCTTGAGCTGAAAAACGCGCTAAAAGCCATGACTGAAAAGTTTGATGAAAAAATGGCGCTTAGTGAACTCAGTAAAATTTCAAAAAAGGTGAATACCCATGTTAGATGAAATCAAAGCACTTGGTGAAAAAGTTGAAGCATATTCAAAAGCAACAATTGCTGCTCAAGAAGCTTCAACAGAAAATGAAAAAAAGAACGATAGCTTAATCAAAGTTGTCGAAAAGAAAGCGGCTGAAGATGCTGCTAAAATCGCGGATGAAATGCAATCAATGAAACAAGAAGTTGATTCTGTCAAGAAGACTGCTGAATATATTGAGAAAGCAGTTTCTCGAATCGGTGGGTCGGATAACGGAAGCAATAACGAAATGGAATTGAAAGCCGCTGATCAAACCGCTCGTTTCTTACGAACTAATCAAGTAATGGATAATGATGTTGCTGAAGCTGTTGTGCGTGCTATGTGTGAGAAATCATTCATCGGTGTTAGTGCTGAACGAAGAGAACACGAAATTAAAACGCTTATAGCTGGTGTAAATCCTCAAGGTGGTTATTTTATCCGTCCTGAGCGTTCAGCCACAATGATTAAGCGGATTTTCGAAACATCCCCAATTAGAAACATTGCTAATATTGAAACTACTGCTTCTGATTCAATGGAATTTGTCATTGATGATGATGAAGCAACTAGCGGCGGATGGGTTGGTGAAACCAGTTCTCGCGGTGAAACAGCAACGCCAGATATCGGATTGATTACTATTCCAGCTCATGAGCAATTCGCTCAACCTAAAGCAACTCAGAAAATGTTAGATGATGCGGGTTTCGATATTGAATCTTGGTTGTCTCGCAAAGTTACAAGCAAAATGTCTCGTACTGAGAACACTGCTTTTGTACTCGGTGACGGATCTCAGAAAGCTAGAGGTTTCTTGACTCTTGATGCTTGGGCTTCGAATGGTGTTTATGAACGTAACAAGATTGAACAGGTTTCATCTGGTGCCGCTGCTGATTTTACCGCTGATGGTATCAAAAATTTACAAACTAGTTTAATCGAAGAGTATCAAGCTGGTGCAGTATTTGGCATTAAGCGTGCATCTTGGCAGAACATTATCACTTTGAAAGATGGTAACGGTGCTTACTTGTTAGATCCTCGAAGTATGAAAGTCGGTGACGATTTGACATTACTTGGTAAACGCGTAATTTTCATGAACGATATGCCTGCGATTGCCGCTGATGCGTTAGCGTTAGTTTACGGTGATTTTTCAATGGGTTACACTATTGTTGACCGAATCGGTTTTAGAGTTATTCGCGATGATGTAACGGCTAAACCGTTCATTAAGTTTTACACAACTAAGCGAACCGGTGGTGATGTTACTAATTATGAATCTCTTAAGATTCAGAAATTAGAAGTGTAATTTTAACTTAACTGAAATATTGGAGAAAAAATCATGGCAGTTAAAGATATTCGAAGCAACCTTAAACAAAATGTTGCTTTAACCGTAGCACTTTCAACAGACACCACTACAAATGGTGCCGCGATTGATACCGCTGATTATGAACTCGGTTTAATGCTCACCCCTTATGTGAACAACTATACCGATGGTACTTATACTTTCACACTTGAAGAATCTGTTGATGCGGCGTTTACTTCGCCGGTTGCGATTGTTGACGGTAGTGATAAGTTGATTGGCACGCTTGCAGCATTGGTGAAAACATCCGCTGATGCGTCAGCGTCACAGCTTGCAACTCTTGGTGTTATCAGCAACCTTCAGTTTGTCCGAATGAACGTTGTTTCAACATCTACATCAACAGGTGCGGATGTTGCGGTAATCGTCAGTCAGAAAGGTGAAAATTTACCTATAGTGTAACTTAACCAAGCAAGCCGCTTTCGGGCGGTTTTCTTCTTGACTGAAAGGTTAGACAAATGAAAGAAGTATTTATTTTAAAACATTGCACGTATGCTCAAGATAAGCCACATTTATCACATCTGAATTTTAAGATGGGTGAATCACGCGCTTTACCTGGTTACATGGTTGACTCTATGATTAAGAATGGTGACGCTATGATTAAACCTGAGCGTACTTCACTGGTTGAACCTGAAATTAAAGAAACTGTTTCAGTTGAACCTGAAATTAAAGAAAAACCCAAGAAACGGGTTAAAGCTAAAAAGGTAAGTAAATCATGACTGCAAATGTAGATAATTATTTCGAACAGTCGATTGGTACAGATAATAAACTTGTACTTGGTGGATCTGTTGAAAGTGCAGCGGGCGCGAATCTGAAAACTAAAATCGTAACTGTGGCTATTGGTGATGTATCAACAGCCGGGAGTGTTTGGTGTGTTCCTGGTATTGCTGGAACTATCGTTAAAATCAGCAATGTTATTGACGCGGCAATCACTAGTGCGGATGCTGGGTTAACGTTTGAAATCGGTGGAACGGCGGTTACTGGTGCAGCAATCACAATTGCTAACGCAGGTTCGGCGGCTGGTGATGTAGATCAATCAACTCCGAGCGCATTGAACGTTATTACTGCGGCTGAAGCAATTGAAATTGTGAAAGATGGATTGAGTAGCACAGCTTCTAACGGTGTTGTTGCTTTAGAAATCTTGCCATCGTAATGACGTATAGAGCTTTCACTTACGAGGTGACAGTTCCGCCTGCGGGTTTAGCTGTTCCCTTGGCAACTTTTAAACTGCACGCTAAACCAAGTGCGTCGACTAGCGATGATTTATTGACGTTGTATCTCGAAGCGGCTATAAAATATGCCGAGGAATTCACTCGGAGAGATTTTATAAATCGCACATATAAGACTTTTCGAGATATTTTTCCAGGTTCCCAGGTTTACGACTTATATTCTCTATCGAATACTGGTAATGTGGGTTTTGAGTTACGTCGTTCTAAGTTACAATCAATCACAAGTGTTAAGTATTTGGTGAGTGATGTGTTAACGACAGTTGCTACATCGGTTTATTATAATACGTTCGAGAATGACTATTCGAAAGTTTTGACTAAACCTGACCAGTCATGGCCGACAGATGCGGATAATCGTTTACAAGCGATTGAAATTACTTTCGTTGCTGGGTTTGGTGCAACTGATGCTGATGTTCCTGATTGTTTGCAGCAAGCAATTATGTTATACGCCACGCAGATGTTAGAGAATCGCGGTGATTGTGACGACTTAAACGTTAAAGATACTGTACCCGCAGCGGCGAAGGTAATTTATCTTCAGAACAGGATTGAGAACTTATGACAGTATTATTAGATAATGTAACAGCGAATGTTGAAGGTGCAGCCGTAGCGAAACGCGGCGGTCCAGCCGTAGTAATTGTTCGAGGTGACACTTACGATAGCGGAACAGTGAATATTCAAATGGCTAGTGTTAATGATACTGTTGCGGGGCCGCGTTTTTCAACGCTTACAGATGGTGCATTCACTACTGATGGTCAAGTTAAAATTGATTATCTGCCAGTAGGGACACTTATAAGAGCCACGTTGACAGGTTCATCAGGTTCATCAGTCAACATGTATGCAGAACTACTACAATAAAATTATTATTATTATTATTATTATTATTACTATGAGTGAAAGGTTAAATGTCAACATACGTCGTAGAGTTAAGCGATTCTGAATGGATCGACGCATCTCGAGATAACACTTTTGGGTTTATAACAAACCCAACGGAAGATAATGTTATCTATACACAGAATACGGGTTTGCCGCCTGTGTCATTGAAAGACGGACATGTTTTACTTCCTAAATCACGAGCACCATTTCTAATACAATCAACTGAAACAATTTTCGCTAGGTCACTAAGAACCAACGCGAAAATTATCATCACCCCCGCAAAAGAAAGTAATTCAAAAGAAAACGAAATAACTATGGTCGCACAAAACAGCAGAATTATAATGTTGTTAAAAGCGATCTTACTTGGTATCGAAATTATAGCTGATCAAGAAGTAAACACACTTATTGATGATATTGAAGAGGGTTGAAAAATGGCTTTTGAAATTACATGGACCAGCGATAGAACCAACGGTGTAGAGAAAGCCAAAGGATCTGACAATCGTTTGAATGTTTCATCGCGTAGCGATGGACGGTCATATTATAATAGTCGTGACGAATCTTTAGCATTTTCTGCACTGTGGGATGATTCCAGCTCTGAGGTTGGCGATTTTATATTATCTTGGAAAAACACTGATGCGACCGGTAAAGTTTTAGTTATCCATCGGATTCAAACGAATTCGGAAAACACTGATGGTAGTTTTAAGTTACACCTAGTTGACGGTGATGCGATTGGTGCATCGGTTACACCCGTTTGTTTGAATCGTTCTAAACCTAAAACAGCACAAGCGATTTGTAAAGAAGCAGCAGGTACACCATTAACGGGTTTAATATCTGACCTTGAAATTGATCATGTTTCGAATGGTGACGAAATGTCAAGTGATGACTTATTTCGCGTTGGTCAAGATCAAACCGTTGCAATCGAGTACGAGCAAGGCACTACAGGTCGTACATGGGGTAAAATTATCGGTTATTACGAATAATGGCTATTCCAGTTGAAATACAAGGAAGCATGACAAAAAACGGAATTTTAAGAGCTGAAGTTTATAACCCAGTAATTGAAGATAGACCGGGTGAACCGGGTTTATTAGTTTATACCAGTGAAAGATTGGTGAAATCATTTGCACCAATTCCTTTAACTAATCCTTTATTTGGAACAGCACTTAATCAAGACGGGTCTTTCAGCGGCACCCCTGATCAAGTACACAATGGTATCGACGATGTGCTTTGGACTGGAACAGAACCGAGTGGTAACAAAGTAACTTTTAGTTCCGCTGACCGTGCTTTTGCTGGGTCATTCAGTGTAAAAATCGATAATCCATCTGCTGGTGACATTTGGCAATTTGGTAAAGGATCGAATCTAACGATAGCTAACTATTCCGCGATTACACTTAAAATTAATATTGATCGGGATTGGGGTATTGGTGATTCGGTTTCATTATACGGCTACGATACCGGTGGAGCGGTTATTGTAGGTGTTAAAGTATTAATCGAGAATTATATTGATATAACGACTTTTGACGCATGGCAACCAGTAACTATACCATTCAGTGATCTAGGACTGTCAGGAACGATTGATGCTTTCCGAATGGAACAAGAATCGAAAACAGGGAGAGCCGCAACATGGTATTTAGACAATTTTCAGGTTGAAGAAACAAGTGCGGCGATTAATTTCAGATACAGCCCAAATGGGGATACAGTATTTCATATCACAAAAGCCCAAGTTTTCGTTGTAGTTGATGGGGTTTCCGAAAACGCATTGCAAGCGTATGATAAATTCTATAGTTTACCTGCACTTGCGAACGGGATTGGTGCAACTATCCAAGCAGGCGGTAATATTGTTGTCAATACCGCTGAAAATGATTTACAAGATGCGATCCAACAGCCGCAGGTTACTGTTCAAACGGGCGGCGATGGTACTAATAGCTGGATGAAGGTGTTTAGTGATATAGAATTTGCATTGGATGGTCGAAAAAGAGATTTCATCGAATATCGAGTACAAGACGATTTAACAGGGCTTGCGGTTTATAGTGTTTGGCTCTTTGGTTGGCCTGAAACAATTTAGTTGTGTTATAATCACTTAATCTCAATGTTAATAGTGGTTAAATCATGCCTAGATGTGTAAGACTCAAACGAAAACACCGTAAGGTTTGTGTCGGTGATCTAAACAACACTATCACTTTGCAGAATCGTGATATTACTGCGCCACAATCCGGCTTCGATGCCACTGAATCATTCACTACAAACACACTTGACGCGTGGGCAAAGATCGAAACTAGTCGAGGTGAGACTGTTTTCGATGGTGTTGATACTGAAGTTGATGTGACTCATGTATTCACAATTCGATGGTTATCCGGTATTACTGCTGAAACTTGGATCTTGTTTGACGGTGAGAGATTCGATATCCTTGATACTCAAGACCTTGAAGAGAGGAACGAATGGTTGATAATGAAGTGCACAAATAAAGGAACGACTGCCAACGCAGCAAATGAAGCATAAAAAAAACCGCTGTTAAGCGGTCTAAAATGAGTGAGAGGTTATCTCAACCTGATATTATCAATAACTAACGAGGTTGTCAATTAATGATTGAAGAAGGCTCTAACAATCGAGAAGTGTTCCTATCTTTGGATAACATTGATGAAAATACCCGCCGTGGTATCCGTCAAGGATTTTTCAGGCTTGGTCGATTAATGGAGGTTAATCTCAAAAGAGAATTGATGAAAAAGAATAAAACTGGTCGCATTTATCGAAACGGTCGAACTAAGACCGGTCGAAAGCGTCGACATCGTGCATCGGCACCAGGTGAAACACCTGCTAACAGATCTGGTAATTATCGACGAAATGTTGGTTATCAGATCAGAGGTTCGGAAAATATGCAATTTGGTGTTAGAGAAGGTGCTCCTTACGCTGAGTTTTTAGAAGAAGGTACTAGTAGAATGGATCCTCGACCCGGTGTTGGTAATACCGTGAAAGATACTGAAAAGGATGCCCAAAATTTCTTTGATTCAGCTTTGGCGACAGAACTAACATGAAGACAACAGACATAATCGGTCAATTGCAAGCCGTACTTCCCCAGGAAACGGACTTGTTCAGTTCTACCATAAGTGTAACGAGCATCACGCCATCGGGTACAACAGCCACGGTGGTTACTTCAGCGGTACATGGTTTATCAGTTGGTAACTCTGTCGCAATCAGTGGAAGTGAATCACCCGTTGGTATCACAAGTATCACCAGGGTGAGTACTTTGGTAACGGTTGTTACTACTACCGATCATGATATTACCGAAGGATTTCACCCAACCGTGACATTATCCGGTGCAAACGAAGCAGAATTTAACGGGACGTTCAATCTTAACACTGCTGTGAATCGTCGAACTTTTACGTTTATCGTTGCTGATTCTGGCCCAACAACCGGTACAGGTACAATGTTACTTGAAGATCCAGGTGATCCTATTGGGTTCAATGGGTTATTCACAGTCGACACTGTACCGACAACAACATCATTCACTTACACGTTAGGTAAAACATTAACGGTTCCCGCAGATGGAACTATACTCATGCACTCATCGTTGAGAGTAACTGGCGCAGCAACGGTCGAACGAGCTGTATCAATGTACACCAAACAATCAACACAAAGCGACATGTGGGCCTTTGTGGTTCTTGACGATGGTGTCGTCTCGAAAGATCGAACTTCTAGAAATGATGCTTTATCATCAATAGGTCCAGGTGGAGACAGACGACAACAGTTTATTCAAAACGCGTCAGTGTATGTTTTCGTTAAGTCGACCAATGATTTATCAGGTAGATCTTCGCGTGATTTGATGGTTGATGTACGTGCTCTTTTACTTAAGGCGCTAATTGGTGTAAAATTCACTAGTGATTTAAATGCACAAGATGGATCAGGTATGATTTACGGCGGTGACGGTGTAGAAATTTACGATAATGCAATCTATGTACATCGCTTTGAATTTCAATTACTGACTAGCATCACGAATAGTGATACAGTAGACCCAGGTTTAAATGTTGCGTTTAGAGATGTTAATGTTACGATATTAACAACACTCGGAACTGAAGAGTTAACCGCTGATATAGATTTAGACGATGAACCGCTACCATGAGATTAAAATATGTGTAAATGTGAAAAGTTGAAAATTAAGGTGAATAAAACGGTTGGCACCTACAAGAAAGGGACTATTGTCACCGTTGATGCTGTTGACGGTGTACCATTATCCAAATTTTGGCGAGACAGAATTAAAGATTCAACTATTGACAGTTGTGTTTCTATCATTCCTAAGCGAGTGAAAAAATCAACTATTGACAAAACTAAGGAGACAGATCGATGACTACACAGTCAAACCCCAATGTAACGGTTAACATTGTTAGTGCGGTTACCACCGTAGCTAATGAACCGCAGAAAGTGCTTTTCATCGGTCAAAAACTTGCCGCTGGAACCGCGACCGCTGGTGAACTCCAAGAAGGTATTCAAAACGATAATTCGTGGGATACTCTTTTCGGTGCTGATTCAATGCTTGCAGCAATGATTCGATCAGCAAGATTACTCAATCAGAAAACTCAATTCGATGCAATCGCGCTAGATGATGATGGTAGTGCTGTTGATGCTACCGGTACTATTACGGTTGTTGGTACTTCAACGGAAGTAGGAACATTGGAGGTGATTGTTGGTTCTGAACAAAATCATAAAGTTTCTGTAGCTGTTGCGTCAGGTGATACACCAACAGTTATAGCGGCTTCAATTGTCACAGCTGTCAATGCTAGTGATAATGTTCCGGTTCTCGCTTCAAGTTCAGTCGGTGTCGTGACATTCACGGCTTTAAACGGTGGGACATACGGTAATACATTCGGAATCGAAGTTATAGGCAGTGTCGCAGGTGTTACAGGTACAGCAGTTGTGGCAATGGCATCAGGTGCAAACGACCCAACGTTGACTAACGTGTTTGATGTCGTTGGTGATACTCGTTACCAAGGTGTTGTTTGGCCTTACGCCGATGACACAACTGTTGTTCGAACGTTCTTAGACGGTCGATTCAATGTTGATAACGATGTTTTAGATGGTGTTGCATTCACATCTAAAACTGACACTTTAGCGAATTTAACATCTACTTACGGTGCTTTAAACAGTCAATCGTTACTCGTAGACGGTGATAGAACAATCACTGAAACTAATTACAAAGGCCCATCGGTGATAGAAATTCCCGCAGTAAAAGCGGCAATGACTGCATCACTTCGAGGACTACGATTAACATCAGGCGCTAGTATTGCCGATATTGTTATCAGCCGAGCCGGTGGATTAGATGCTTTCGGTGGACCAGCTTTAGCAAGTAAGCCGTATTTCAATACTCCGATGCGATTGATTCCGGTGACTCGGAAAAGTCGAGGTTGGACATTGACCGAAATCGATACTTTGAACGGTGTTACAACTGGTGTATCAACCATGGGTAACAATCGAGCGGGTAATCAAGTCATACTTGGCGAACAAGTCACAACCTATAAAACCGATTCGGCGGGCAACCCTGATGTTAGTTTTAAATTCCTCAACTATGTGGATACTGCGAGCGGAGCACGAGAATTCTTTGTTAATCAATATCGTGCTACGTATGCTCAAACGCGTTTGACAGAGGGTGATTTGATTCCTGGGCGTGATATGGCTAATCAAGCGAAAATTGAAGCTGACACGATGGGGTTTTATAACACATTGTCTGGTCCAGATTACGTGTTAACTCAATCGGGTGAAACGGCTAGAACGTTTTTTCTCAATAATTTAATCGTGAGTTTAGACCTTGCGACGGGAACCGTAACAATCGATATGGGAACCCCGCTTGTTACTCAGTTAAGAAACTTATTCGCAACAATGCGGATCGTATTTAGCACAGAAGGCTAGGAGAGAAACCAATGGCGACAGTAATAGCGAATCCCCAGGTGATTGTGAATAACATTCCACAGGCGATTAAACCTAATTCTTTATCCTTCACCGAAGGATTCGGAGAACAAATATTAAGAGCAGCGTCAGCGGGTGGTAAATCCGTTGTTCAAATACTTGCTGATAACGTCGAAGATAATTTTTCGGATGTTAAATTCTCTTTAGATAACACTATTGATAACATTGAAACAGCGCGTGTTTGGAAATCACAACCGGGTCAAAACGGAATTGTGGTTACTGGCACCGTTACCGATGGGAGTACAACTACGAATTTTAGACGAGTGTTTAACAACGCGTCTCTAATGAATAACTATGATGTAAATCTTGGTTCAGATGTATCTATTGATTTAGAGTTTAGATCTGACCCAGCACAGTAATTTCAATCAACAATAGGCGAAAGGTATGAATCAGATCCAATTCACGCTAACAAAGCCCGTCAAATTCTCATTCGAAGGTGAGGACACTGACGGGACGTTCATAACATTAACAGAACCATCCATCAAACAATTAAAGTATGTTTCCGCTTTTAAAAAAGCGTTCTTCCAATGTGCCGAAAAAGCATCAAGCGGTTCTGATGTAGATCAAGTTAAAGATCCTAACGATAAAGAAAAGGTCACTAGTGAAATCATAATGGCGCTTTTATATGCTCATTATCCTGACATGGAACAATTATTCGCAATATCTAAAAAATTATTTATGTCGGTGGGTATCGCACAGGTTGAAGGTATTGCGGATTTTAATCAATCCGTTTACGATACTATGTCGATTGCTGATTTTGAAAATATGATCGGTACATATTTAGTAAATTTTATTCTACAATCTGCGCTGAACCAAGGGAATTAAGGTATCAAGCAAGGATTGTTGTTCGATTTTTTAAGGGAGGGGAAAACGTCGAGCGGTTGGAAAATATGACTGTATCCGAATTTAACGAAGTGGTAATTGATGTTAACCGGATACAGGATTCAGAAAAAAGGGCGGCATCAAAGTAATGGCTTTTAATGTATCTTACAATTTTATCGCTAGTAATCAATTCAGTGGTGTTGCTAAACAGATAAAAAAATCCACTGACCGCGTTAGAAAAGCAGTCAAATCAACAGGTAAACAGTTGGCTATTACCGACGGTGTAACTAAACGTGTCGGTAAGTCGATGAAATCTAGTTTCGCTAAGGTGTCTAAGGCCGGAATAAAATCATCTAAGATTTTAAACAAAGCCCATCAATCAACAGGTAGACAATTAGTCAAAGTTAAAAATATTGCTAACACAACAACCGCGTCCGTTGATGCTGATTTTAAAAATACCGCTTCTGTAAGTGCTAGAACGTTTCGAAAAATCAATCGATTCATCAACTCATCCAGGAAGACATTAGAGAAATTTAAAAACACTAGAGCTTTCACGGGGATGCGTGCTAAAGTTCGCGCACTCGAACGGAGTTTTAAACGCCTCGGTAAAACGATTCGTAAGTCAATGAGTCAGTCCGGTAAAGGTTTTAGAAATCTTGTCGTGGGTGCTGGTGTAATCACCGGCCTAGTGAAAGCAACGCGTGTTGGTGCTGATTTCCAAGATTCATTGGCTGATTTATCGGCTATCACAGGTGCCACTGGTAAAGATTTATCTTTGTTGACCGATGAAACATTGCGTTTAGCTAAAGGTTCAGCCACCGCTCAGACAGAAGTTGCCGCAGCAATCAAGGTTGTTGGTTCTCAGAAATCAGAATTGTTAAGTAATATCCCCGCGCTGATATCTGTTACCGATAAAGTTCTTTTACTTAAAAACGCCGCAGGTATCGATCTTGCCGATGCTGCAAATATTGCTACTACATCAATGAACATCTTTGGTGCAAAGGCTAGTGAAGTAGGTAAGTTTGTTGACATTATGGCGCAAGGTTCGGTTGTGGGTGCTTCTTCAATCGCTGAAACAGGTGAAGCGATTATTATCGCCGGTGGTGCAGCTCGTAGTGCTGGTCTTAGTTTTAAAGATTTGAATGTGCTACTGCAAACCACATCTAGAGGTGGTTTTACAGCCGCCCGAGCAGGTACAGCATTGAATTCCATACTTGGTCGATTACAGCGAGGTAAGAAAGGAGTGTTCGCTGGCGTTGATTTCGAGAAAGCAAATCTCCAACAAGTATTTGTTGACATTAAAAAAACAATGGATGCTTTCCCAGATTCAGTTAAACGTGCACAATTTGCTACTGAGTTATTTGGTGAAGAACATCAGAAAGTTGGTTTCGCACTACTTAATAATGTTGAATTGATAGGTAAATTCGGTAGGTCAATAACTAAATCAGGCGTTGCTCAAAAGCAAGCAGAGTTAAGATTAGGTACATTTAATTCAAAAATGAGAAAGCTTGGTGTAATCATCAAAGATAAAATCATCAGGTTGTTTCAACGACTTGAGCCGATGCTTACTAGTTTAGCTGTTAAGTTTGGAAAGTGGATTGATTCAATAACACCTGAGCAAATTAATAAATTTGCTAAAGATTTAAAAGTATTCGTCAATGATGCTGTTGTGATGGGTAAACAAATAGCTCAAGTGTTTAAAGAAGCATTCACGGGGGAAGGGTTGAAAGAACTGAATTCAGATCTTCGTAATATTGCATCAGTATTAGGTGTAATTGTGGATACTGGATCAATGGTTGCATCAGTTTTTAAAGGTGTCGGTACTGGAATTGGTGAAGGTGTTGCTAAAATAACAACTGGTAACATATTTAATCAAGACCTTGACACATCGATCCGTGATGCTTTTTCAATCGACGGTAGATTATTCGGTATTGGTGAAAAGGTAGCACCAGCAATTAAATCTGTGGCACCTAAAGCACCAGTTGCACCTAAAGTGGTTGCACCAACTGTACCTAATACGAAAATTGTTCAATTATTCCCTGATTTATTCCCGTCAATCAGTGATGCGTTATCTTCCATACAATCACCTGTTGTCGCACCGGCAACAATAGTGAATGATTTATCCCCGCCTACATTGAATAACGTGGTATCACCTACATTATTGAACAATGTGATGCCCGCAGTGATTAAACCAACTGTACCAACACCTGTTACCGGACCAATTGTTGACGCGGTAGGTGATTCCAAATCAACAATCGATATCAATATCAACGCACCCAGGGATACCGTTCGAAGCGTTCAAACTAGAGATGTGGGTGTTGGTAAAAAACTTAACGTCGGTGTGAACATGAAGGAGGCTGTATAATGTCCGTATTAACATTGTTAGATGATTTACAATCTGCATCATATAAAGGTGCTGGATTTTTAGTCAACGTCATGTCAACTAGCGGTGGAAGAAAACACGCTTTACATGAGTACCCAAATTCCAATATTCAAAATATTGAGGATCTAGGGCTTAAACCCCGCGATTATAAAATTAATGCGATCATTAATGAACCAAATTACAAATTCAAACGAGATGACCTACTTGAAAAATTAGAATCAGGTGGTCCAGGTATATTGATTCATCCGACTTTTGGTCGTATTGAAAACATGGTTGCTGTCAGTTGGACTATGATCGAAGATTTGAAAAAAGCTGGTGATCTAACTGTTGTTATTGATTTCAAACCTTCGAATAGTTCAGGGTTGCCGGTTGAGACTGCTAATACTTTAAGCATCATTAAAGAAAGAGAGACTAATATATTTAATAGTATTACTGAAGATATTGGCGAATTATTCGATGTGACTAACGCGTTCACTGGTAATTTCAGATCTGCACAAGATAAACTGAATCAATTTGTGTTAGCTGTTACCAATAACACAAGCACTTTGACATCAACGACCGGAACTATTAATAATTTCAATCAAACAGTAAGTAATTTTCAATCGAATATCAACACTTACATAAATCAACCGTTGCTGTTGGCTGATGGAATCGAGGCAATATTTACAGCTATGCCCGATTTATATGAAGATGCTGAAAGTCAATTTTCAGTACAGTCTTTATTTTTCGGATTCGGTGATGATGATATTGAAATCCCCCAAAACACTGTTGGTAGAATCGAGAGAAAAAATAACAATGACATCATTAATAGTGCCGTACAAGGATACGCAGTAGCTCAGGCATACACATCATCGGCGCAAATACCACTTAACACAACTGAAGAAATTGAAAATGTTGAAAACACACTAGAATCTGGTTTTCAATTAGTTAAAGATTCAGGTCAATTATCATGAGTATTTCATCAAAATCAATAAGTTTATTGGAAGACCAAAGAACAGTCGCTCAAGAGTTTTTCAATCAACAAAAATTAAACGCCCAACAAATTATCAATGTGGATACTCAATTATTACCTGCGCGTGTGATCGCCTATCAATACTACGGTGAGTCAACCCTAGGTGCTGATATTGCAGTTTTAAACGATGAGATAAATGTCTCGTTTTTATCGGGTAATATTAAGATTTTCACAGCATGATTATTTTAGTTGTCAATGGTAAAGCGTATGAACAGTTTACGGAAGCATCAGTTTCGTTTTCAATGGATACTTTTGCTAGACAGTTTCGATTCTTAGCGACTGGATCAGGTGGTAACCCTTTACCATTCAAAGGTGGTGAACCTTGTTCTATTTACATTGATGAAGTGATTCCTAAAAATATAATTTTAAAGGGGTTCATTGATGTTGTTGACATTACGTATGATGCTAAATCTCACAGTATTGAGGTTAGTGGCAGGGGTCAAACTGCTGACATCGCGGATTCTACAATTGACACTTTGGAATTAACTGCTGAAATTAGTCTTGCGGGTGCGATTGGTGCCGTGATCGGTCAATTCGAATCTAACGTTAGCGTTGTTGATTTAGTTCCAGGATTAGCATTATTTAATATAGCAGAAGATCAGATCGGTGCTTCTGGTAAGAATGGTTTTGAATTCATTGAGGAATTAGCTAGAAAACGTCAAGTTATACTCAATGAAAGCGGTGCTGGAAATATTGAAATAACAAGAGCGCAAACAATAAAATACGAACAAAAATTACAAAATCTAATATATGATGATGGTAATAATATCAAGAGTGCTCAAGTGAATTATGACTTAACGGGCGTGTATAAAACATATATTGCCCGAAGTTCGCAAAATGCGACTGCTTTGAATAATTCTGGTTCCCTGGATCTGGACCAAGTAGTTAATCAGAGTGGTCGCTCCACTACATCAGATGTGCGAAACGGTAGACAATTCGCATTCATTGCCGAAAAAGCATCCAGCAATGATCAACTAGATGAACGTGTGAAGTGGGAAAGTAATATCAGACGCGCAAGAAGTAGAATATATAATGCTGTTTTTGTGGGTCACAAAACTCAATTCGGTGAAAATTGGGTTGTAAATAAATTAATTAGTGTTAACGATGAGTTCGCTGGAATCAGTGAAGATATGCTTGTCAACAGCGTTACTTTTATTGAAAACCTAGAAGGTGAAGTTGTTCATCTGGGGTTGATAGATAAAAACGCCTATACGCCTAATCCCGCTGATAGCTTATCAGATGGGGTGGGAAATCAGTATGTATTCGGTGGTGGTTAATGAATATCATGAACATAATTCGAAATTTAACCCGACGAGCTGTTGTAACATTACCGGGTGACGATGATTTAAATGCACCAGTCCAACAAGTCAGCTACCTCAATAAAGCATCTGATGTGGAAATAATCACGCCTTACGGGGTACATGCTAACCTTCCAGCGAATAACGAAGTGTTAATGACGTTGTGGTCAGTCGCAGGTCAAGAAGATTTTCGCGTCGGAATGGGGTATACTCCAAAGCTAAGACCGAAAGAAACACCTGCGGGCGAAGTGATCTTTTATCATCCTTTGACCCAAAGTAGAGTGCAGTTTAAGAACAATGGTGATATTGAAATTGATTCAACTGGTGACAATGGGAGCACTATTATCACCATTAAGAAAGATCTGAGTATTACTGTACTCGGTGATACAACTATTAACACCACCGGTGACACAACTGTCACAACGGATGGTAACGCGGTAATCGATGTGACAGGAACGGCTACGGTCGATTGTCCCACAACTAATTGGACGGGAGATATTAACTTGACTGGTGATTTGGATATAACTGGTAATCTTGATGTTAGTGCAGCGACAACGCTTAGTCCCACTGTTACATCTAACGGAAAAGACATATCTGATACGCATACACACGCAGGATCAGCGACCGCACCAAGTGGGCCGGTTGTACCTACAGGAACACCAGTATAATGTCGATACCAAAAACAGACGCAGTAATGACTAAAGAAGGTCGGATAACTGGATATTATGATTTCTCATTAACTGACGATGGTGATATTCTAACTGAAGATTTTTTTGACACAGCTATACTGATGAGTTTTTTCTGTGAAAGACGAGCCGCATCATCTGAAATACCTAATTCGCAACGGCGGCGAGGCTGGATCGGGAACGAATCAACACCAGGTTTTGAGATGGGTTCTAAAATTTGGTTATACGAACAAGCGCGAATCGATAGAAACACTTTGAACGGTATTTCTGATGCTGCAAATGAATCTTTACAATGGATGATTGATGATGAAATCGCTGTATCAGTGAGATCAACAGCTACATTTTCAGATGATTCAATTAATCTAGAAGTGCAGATCGATAGACCAAATTCTAAAGTAGAAAAGAGATATTTCACGCTTTGGGAAAACACCGGGAGTTAGAAGAATGCCTTTAGATTTACCATCATCCGCTGACGAGGTAGTTCAACGCGCAAAAGTTGACGTTCAACGAGAACTCGAAGGTTCTAATCCGTTTCTCAAGAATCATTGGTTAGGTGCGTTAATCACTGGATTAGCTAATCGAATATTTGATTTTTTTGTTCAATTAGATCAAGCGGTTAAATTAAGTTTCCCTGATACAACCAGTGGCGCATTCCTAGCGAGATGGTCGAGTATTTTCGGAACATCTAAAACACCGGCTACGCAATCAACTGGTAATATTGCTGCTACGGGTACAGCAACGACCGTGATACCAAGTTCAACAAATTATCAATCTAGTGATGGTTTAGTTTATACATCTACCGCGCTGGCAACAATAACCGCTCAAAGTTTGGCAGTAACATCGATTACAAGAGTTGGATCGATAGCAACACTGACAACTACGCTTGACCATGGAATTGCGTCAAATGTACCAGTGACTATTTCGGGTGCCAACGAAACTGAGTACAACGGAACGTTCGATGTCACTGTGACCGGCCTTGATACGTTTATTTATGATGTTACTGGTTCACCCACAACGCCCGCCACTGGTACAATCTTAGCTGGTTTCACGGCTGCATCAGTTCCAGTTCAATCAGTTGATTTGGGTGCAGATGTTAACCAGAATCTAGATGCTGTATTGACATTACAGTCACCAATTTCAGGTGTTGACAATGCAGCATCCGTTGATTTTGGTGAATTAGGCGGCGGTGTAGATGAAGAAACTGATGCTGATAATAAAATTCGATTGTTGGACAGAATTCAAAACCCGATTGCACATTTCAATGTTGCTGAAATAACAGCTCAAGCAAAATCGATTGCTGGTGTTACCCGTGTGTTTGTTGAAGAAGTTACACCGGCAATTGGTCAAGTTACTGTTTATTTCATGCGTGATAACGACGCTGATCCAATCCCAAGCGCATCAGAAGTTGCGACTGTCAAGGCTCAAATCATAACTGTTAAACCAGCCAATACGGCTGATGTTGACGTTATTGTGAGCGCTCCAACTGCTATTTCAACAGCGTTCACATTTACTAACTTAACCCCTGATACATCGACAATGAGGACATCAGTCACGGCATCGCTAGAACAATTTTTCGATGAAGAAACAACAGTAGGTGTTGATGTTGACCAAGATAAGTACCGGGCGGCTATTGCTAACACCATTGATACAGAAACCGGTGACGAGGTAACAACGTTCACATTATCCGCGCCATCTGGTGACATCACTATAGCGTCAGGTGAGATCGGAACACTTGGGACGGTGACCTACCCATGACCCAATTTATAAAATCACATACTATTGATGAAATAATTGCCTCAATAGTTACCTATTTACCGGGCGGTGAAATGTTTATCGCTGCTCAAATAGCAGGAACGAATCAATATGATTTGCTGAAAGGTATTGGTTTTGCTTTACTTGACGCTGAGAATTTCATAAAAGTTTACAACGCCGAATTCATACCAGATAATACAAGTGCGTTTGTTGCTGAATGGGAATCTGCTTTAGGTATACCAGATGATTGTTTTCCTGGTTCATCCGAATCAGATTTAAGTATCAGGAAAAATCACATATTGATTAAATTAGCATCGCTCGGTGTTCAAACTAGTGCTGATTTCGTCAATCTGGCTACAATATTAGGGTTTCCTGACACAACGGTTATTTCAGGCGTTAACGAGGGTATAACACCATTGAATGAAGCTAGATTCACAATAGTCGTGGGATTCCCAGCACCAGACAGTAATATTTTCCCTCTTGATTTCCCTATTCCATTCGGTACAACTCAGTTTGCGATACTTGAATGTTTATTTGCTAAATTGAAACCAGCCAATTGTGTGATACAATTCCAATTACAAACAGGTATTCAATATCTTTTCCAGGACGGTCAAGAGTATGAATTTCAAGATGATATATTTCAGGAGTTTTAACAATGTCAAAGAAATTAACTGATTTAAATTCAGCTACCGATGCGGCATCCGGTGATTTAGTACATTTAGTTGATGTATCTGACACTACGGATGATCCAGCAGGTACTAGCAAAAAAGCTACTGTTGATGTTTTGCTCACAGGTGACCGAGTGGTTACAAGCCCATCGGCGGCGGGTGTTGGACTAACCGTTGATAAAGATTCTAATGATGCGGGTGATATTTACGCAATGGTTATCAATTCAGATAATGCCGGTGCTGGTGCACCGGGTGGAATTGATTTAAGCTCAATGGCTGTTGATGAACCTGTCATTAAAGCGGTAGCGGATGCTATCACAACGGCGGGTACTGTCAGTCATCAAATAGCAATAGATATTGGCGGTACTACTTTTTACTTAGTCGCTCACACTCACGGGTCTTAAGAATATGAAAGATATTGTAACAAAAGCAGATAACACATCACCACCAAGCGGTAATTTGACAGCAGCAGAATATAACAATGTTCAGGTTGAGCTCGAAAGTGCAATCACTAACACCGGTCAAACGTTAGATACACCTACTGATAGTGAAAGGCAAATGACTCAAGCGATCGCCGTTGGCGGTGAACGAGTATCTAGAGCAGATGCCGAAACCGCTCAAATTGGCGAAATTGTTTTACCTGATAATTCGGCGGCAATATTAACCGTTGATTTACCAAGCGCTGATTTATTTGTGAATGCTGTGGTATATTTCGAACCAGTTGAAGATCAGCTATATTCCGTATTTGCTTTAACAGTTGGTAGAAATGGTAACTTAATTATGGGGTTAGCTGAAGACATGGTTGTGAATTCTGAAACCGCTGACAACGATAAATTCAAAATGACTTGGAAAGGTGGATCCGTTGGTTGGCTTGTTTCAAAAACTGAAGTTGTTGGGAGTACTTTATGAGTAACATTGATGATTTTTTTGCGAGTGCTGGCGCTAGTAATATTGGAATCTTTCCATTTTTCGAAAGTAAAGTAAACAATGCTAGATCTCCTGGTCACCCTTTTGGTTTTCTAGATGATGGTGACTACTTCATTATGCCTACATCCCCAACAACTGCGTTGTCATACCGTGACAATGCTAATGTATCACAATGGTCTAAGGCTAATTCAACAACAATCAATGCTGCATCGGACGCATGGTTAAGTTTTACCTATGATTCGGTCGATGACCTGCTTTATGTAACATCGTTTGATGAAACAACAGATGTTATATATCTAGCAAGTATCAATGCTGCTGGTACTATTGTTAATATTGGAACATCTGCGGCAACAACTGTTAATCTTACTGCAGTAACTTATGGATGGGGTTCTTCAAGTGCCAATTACCCTAGTATGATTAGAGACGCAGAAGGTTCTGGAAATTTTACGCTGTATATGAATGGTGGAATAATTATTGTCTTAAATAGTGGTACTGGTGCTATTGTTAGTGAGACAGTTAATCCAACTTCAGATACCGGAAATTTTGTTTCAACTTCTGGTGTTTATTTTACACCATTCGGATTCGATCTTGACGATCCTTATCGAGTCTGTTACATCGGCAAGCAGCATCCCGACATTACTAATTATATAGGGCGTTCGACTGTTCTCATGCCAACTGCTTACTTGGGTCTACCGCAAGGCACTAGTAGTAGTAAACGTCAGGGCCATTTAAGTTGGGGCGGGGATATTCTTCTAAGTGTAGGTAACGAAAATTCAGGACCAATTCGATTTGATAAAACCTTATACAATGATGCGGTTGATGAGATTGCTACAGCAATGAATATAATTTAAAGGTGTTCAGAATATGAGAAAAGTGAAATTTGAATATAAAGAGAATGATCTGGGTGGCATTGTATACCCTGATGATACATCTCAGTTTCGTGATACTTATGTCAAAGATGGGTTCATCTACGGTAATTATCTGGGTAGTAAGTCGTCAATCCAAAACGCTCCTTTAGATTACATAGATTTAGAAGTAGCTGTTGATAAACACCAATATGCGATCGGTGAAATCATCACATTCACGGGTGAGTTTAGTGATAAATCGTTGAATATATCAATTGTACCAATTACCATTCTTGATAGAAATGGTCGACATGTTGACAATATAGGGGTTGAGGTTAAGGAAGGGTTAATATCTGGTGCTGTAAAATTCAATAAACCAGGTGATTATTATATCTCACATGAGGGAATTAATTATCACAAAAATATTATACCTATCGAATTAAGATTAAAAAAGGAAGTTAGTTTCAGAGTTTATAGATAGGTTTAAGGTTGACATGCTTGTCAATAACGGTTAAGGTTGACATGCTTTACGTTCAATAACGAACATATTATAAACATACAGAGGTTAAATCATGAAGAAACTATTATTAGTTGTGCTGTCGATAGCATCACCCTTATTATTTGCAAATGCTGAGTATTATGAAATTGAAGTTAGTAATACTGGTAATGTCCACATAGCCTTTCCTATCTTTGAACAAAAATCGATTGGGGGTTTTGACAAATACAGTTGTAAAATATATTTATCCAATGGTACAGCTTTATGGGAGCACTCTATAGATGCGGCAGCAGTAAACCAACATTCTACTCACAGTTCTTGCTTAGACCAAGGGAATCTATCTTCGGGGAAAAGCTATTTGATGGTATTAGAGTTTGATGATTGGCCCACCCATAATAAGACCAGAACGCTACCTGTTATTATAAATGTCCCCTATAGTGGCACGGAAACTGTTGCAACTAAAATACTGTATAAGCCGTAAGAAGCAATGAAATTATCAGCTATCTTGTTATTGTTGTTCAGTATTAATTCGGTAGCTGATAACTATGTTCATATCAGCATGTTTTCACATCATGTTAAAGATTCATATAAATACCGTCAAGATCATAATTTGATCGGAATTGAAATTGACGAAAAGTTCATTCATTCATTCATCAATTCACAAAATGACCGGTCGTTTTACATTGGTCGCATTCGTAGAGATTATAAATGTAGTGGTAATTGGTGTCTTAATTACAATTACGGAATACTCACGGGTTACGATATGGGTCCGTATAAATGGACACCTATGTTTTTTCCGATTATATCATATGATAATGATGTTAAATTTGATATCACAATCGTTCCATCAGTGGTTTATTCAATACAGTTTAGATTTGATTTATGAAAATATTACTCATCATGTTAATACTAACAACTAACGCCATTGCTGATCCATATATTGCGATCGGTAGTATTTATGATGCGGATATAGCAGGTAAAAAAATGCTTGCTATAGGAACACAAACGGGTGACTGGAAATTCGAAATATCTTATTTTGAAGAGTACACGCGCACATCATGGTACGTGGATCATCCAGAATGGAGACACGCACCATTAACTATTGTTAAGAGTCATTCAACATTCTCAATAACTAATAAATTGTATAAAAAGAATTTCGGTGAAATAGAATTTTTTTATGATTTTGGATTTGCAGTAACAGATCGGATATCAAGCGTTAATTCATCACATTTACTATTTAAACACAATGTAGGACTGTGGTTACAACCATGCGGTCTGTACGTTAGCCACACATCAAACGCGGGTTTAGCCGGTGTGAACGCCGGTGAAGATACTTATCAATTCGGATGCGGTATAAGTTTTTGAAAATAATAGTCGATAGATTTCATTCAAATCGAGAAACTACATTATCTAGAGTGAGTATCGACGGTGAATTCTTTTGTTTCGGACTTGAAGACGAATATCATTCTATCAAGATAGCTGGTGAAACTCGTATACCATCAGGAACTTATAACATGACCATGCGTAATGTCGGTGGTTTTGATAAACGATATAAGAAGAAGTTCGATTTTCATTTAGGTATGTTGCAAGTTCAGAACGTGCCAAACTTTGAGTACATTCTAATTCACATCGGTAATACTGATGAAGATACGGCCGGATGTCTGTTAATCGGTGAAGGTGCGATTGTATCAGATAAAATAAATATACAGTACTCAACCAACGCTTACATCAAATTTTACAAGAAAGTTGTTAATGCTTGTTTAAATCGAGAATTGACAATTGAATATTTAGACAACGATAGGATTTCATATTATGGCCTTTGATCCACTAAGTGCATTATTCGATTTGGGAAAAACAGCTATTGAAAAAATTTGGCCTGACCCCACAAAGCGAGCTCACGAATTACGATTACTTGAAGAACTGAAACAGAAAGGTGAACTTGCCGAATTGAACGCACATGTTCAATTGCTTCAAGGTCAGATGACGATCAACATGGAAGAAGCTAAACACAAGAGTGTTTTCGTCGCTGGTTGGCGGCCGTTCGTCGGTTGGGTTGGTGGTTTCTCACTTGCTTATGTATCTATTCTTGAGCCTTTAATGCGATTCGTGGCTGCCATGATGGGTTATGCTGGTGAGTTCCCGATTATCGACACCACTTTGAATATGCAGGTATTGATGGGTATGCTCGGTATTGCAGGCATGAGAAGTTTTGACAAAAAGCAAAAAACCCAAACTGATAATATTAGTTGACAACCGCGTCAATAAGGTTTAATATGCTTGTAAGTTAATCGAAACGGGTAACAACTGATGAGTGATTTAAAACAAGCAGCAAGAGACAATGTGGCTTATAATTATGAATTACATGCATTACACTCATTGATGCCAGATTATGGATATGCAGGCCACGTGACACAGGATGAAAAGATAATTTACTCAAATGATATGATTATTTTTGCTGACGAGGTTAGACAAGGTGAACATGATAACAATTTTACAATAGCTCAAAAAATGCATTATTTCTTAACTGGGGAATGCATAGCATTATTGGGAAAATGGGGTACTAAATCACATGGGTAAAACAAGTAAACGCCGCACATATTCTAAACGTGGTGAAAAGCTATATCATGATAATAAATTTTGGGATAAAAAAACAGATGAAAAACGAGACTCTAAATCATGAAAACTCTAACCGTCATACTATTATTGGCATTCACAGGTTCGGTGTTCGCGGATCCTATCGATGATTGGCTCAAGACTGAAGAAGCTCAAAAAGAAGCGTACTATGTAACAAAAGGCACGCTTCTTTGTCGTGAAATTAAGACAATGAAAAATTTATATAATTATCTCGTTGTTAATAATTTTACTTACAATCAGGCATTGATTAAACGATCACCATGTTTCCCTTTGCCAAATTATCGATTCGGTCGATTGATTGGTGCAGATGGTGAATTTTTATTAATTGAGTATCGATACAACTCAAAATTCACATTGAAAAGCTGGACTCATCGCAGATTCATTTCAAAATGGGTCGATTACAAAAATACATTGGTTAAATAACACCAAATAATATATAATTGGCTTTTTACCATCATAAGAGTGACAGCAAATGAAAAACGGTAACATTCCAGAACCTAAGCCTGATAATAAACCTAACCCGAAGCCTAAAGATCTATGATTACTTATTTTTTATTAACGCTGATCACATTATTCGCATTTAAAAAGAAAGACGATGATAGAAATGCAATTCTTTATTTTGCTGGTGCTTGCTGGGCTATGCTATATATTTGCACCATCATACCTGTCGAAGTTATACAGCGACACTATCTAATTTGTGGAATATTGAACCTGTTTATCGTGGTTAAGTTGAATAGTTATAAAAAATCATCTCTAGTTATGTCGTTAATAAACATAACGTTAGCGTTTATTTGGTTAAATTTATTTGGTTTAATTTTAACCATGTTGAAAATCTCGCCGCTGTACTTTAATATAGTTTGTAATATTTTATACATATCCGTTTTAGCCGTAACAAATAATAAATGGGCTTGTGATGAACTTGGAAACTTTAGAATACATTGGTTTGATAATTTCTTTAATAGTAGTAATCATCGGAGCGCATTACAATTGCAAGTCTTCCCGAAGAAAACGAGAAATTGATGCTTGGCATGCAAGGCTCAACCCTCCAAACAAAAATCGTAACGACAGGTAGCGCAATTGTTGGCAGCGGTACGATGTTTGGCAGTTCTTTGGAAATAACTATTAAAATTATTGGTGGTGTTCTATCAATAATTTTAATTGGTTATTGGATCAGAAAAGATATTCGAGAAACAAAAAAAGTGGAAAGACAAAAAGAACGACATGTGTTAGATATGGAAATAAAAGAACAAGCTTTTGAAAATTTGAAAAATCAAAACGAGCTTTTGAAAAAACAGTTGGAAGACAATTAACTCGCCTTCCTTCTTTTGAACGATACCGTTTCATACCAATAGATAGAACCATCAGTATAATAGTAAACATACTCATTCACGTTTACCCATTCAGCAATCAATATCAAAACTTTTTACCACCTTCTTTAGCGCGGTTTTCTCGCTTATGATCGGCTCGGTTTTTATTGTACTCAAATTTTTCATACAAAGCGCCTGGAATATCATAACCCCGCGATTCTCCAACTTCAAGAATGGTGCTGATTAATACACTGTAACATGTGCTCACATTGCTCGCACCATAATGAATTGATTTAGTTAAATCAATCAACGCTACATTACAAGTTAAATGCTTTCCGCCGATAGAATCGATATCATTCAACATCATATGATGTGATACGTCGATATATTTCCAACCATATCGACCACCAAGATCAAGTAATCGAATCATTGCGTCAGCTAGTTCAACCTCTCCCATTATCCGATGTGGTAAATGATCATCCATTAGAGTTTTACGTTCACCCTCTGTCGCTTCTGCGATTTCTGTGGAAACTAATTGTAAGGTTTCATAAATACATCGGTTAGGGTCATCCCACCATCCAACTTTTTTATTTTGAAGGTAGATCTTTACTGCTAATTTATCAATTTCTTTCATTGGTTTTTTCCTTAATTAATGTTTCGACATAATAATTAAACGTTCTGTTTCTTTCGTTTATTAAATCCATGCGTTGATCTAACGCGATTAGTTTTAATTCAACTTCCTTCATTTTATTTGTGTTTCGTTTTCTCTCATAATTTAAACTAGCTATAAGTGAAAAAATAATTACTAGTAACACCAGTGTGATAATACGTGAATTCATGATTCATTCCTCAATGGTTCAATTAATTTGTGTGCTTGCTCGATGTAATAATCATAATTTATCGGCATACGTATTTGTTTTAGATCGTTGCATGGTGCGACTTTCCAACCAACGTTTACACCGATGCGCCGATAAACGTCAGGTTTTTTAGCAAGTGGTGGCATTATCTTAATAAGCGAAACACCGTGATCACCTGTTACATAATATCGGGTTATGTTTTCAAGCGGTTGATCTTCACCATCGCTATCAACACCAACTAGTTTAGAGCTTCTTGGTACTTTCGCACGAAACATGAAATCCATCATATCAGTGTGCGTCCTGATGAAATGGTCAGGGTCTTCACCACGCACGAGAGCGGCCTCAACTGCTTTCTTTACGACTAGACCACCGTGATCTTTATGCCACGGTAGTTCACCTTGATCATCGCGGTTATGAGCATAAGCACCCTTACGTTTTAATCCACCACCTTTGTATTCAGCGATGAAATTATTCACATCACGAATGAACATTCGACTGAATTCCACACGTTCGAGTTCCAGCAATGTGAAATTTTCCCACCAATCACAAACAGCGTTGACCCAAGGTTCAAGTGTTCTAGGGATCTTCACCGTTAAGCCATCGGTGTTCGCTTGAATCATAGTTAATTTTGAATGAACCATTAATTTTTCGGCCAATAAACACAATAGTAATTGACCGTTAATTGTGATTGCCATTGTATAGGCAGGATCGTAAAAAGGAGAATACACACTGTTCGAATCACCATACACACCGTTGAGTGCTAACTTCAACATCGCATTTTCTGGTGTACCTTTCTTATGACTTTTTCGTTGATTATATAAATCTAGGTATATGTCACAAAATTGTTCAGATAAGTGTTCAGGGTAAAGACCGTTCTTAATTGCAAGATTTGGATAGTAACTTGCAACATCGATATCAAGAATCATATATTCATCATCAGATTCAACGGTTTGAGATTCAACAGATCCATGAATTCCACCGGTTCCAAAATCGAAAGTAAACCCGTTTATTTGACAATTTAAATTTCTCATTTCAAATTTATACCCTGACAACTCTAAATCAGGTAAATGTTCTAAAACAAGCGGTAACGGTATACCAACACCACGATTTGCAAGTGATGTCATTTTTTTACGAATTTTGTCATTTTCTACATCGATAACCGATTGGTTACTTATGCCAAAAACTTTAACAGTATCGATAACCGATTGGTCACTTATACCAAAAACTTTAACGGTTGAATGATCAGCGGTCATTGCTGTGAATTGATCACAATTGATTTTTGTGAAAACACCTTTGGTTTCGGTAATCACTTGAGACTTAAGATAATTTAGAACGTTTCTGAAACCCTGCTGTTCGAATTCAATATAATCGAAAATTACATCATTAAGGTGAATCGATGGTCTGATTGTTTGCCTTGGTTGTTTTCGATTATTATGATCTCGATAGTAACAAGCGCCAGGTAATGCTTTTTCTAATTTTTGAATGAAATAATTTTTACCAATTTTTGTATCATTATAATTTGTAAAGTTTTGGTCATATTTAACACTCAATTCATCACGCATTCTAAGAGCATCAACCGAATGATGATAGAACTTTTTAGTTTCCTTAACATCATGTTTATTGTAATGTCTGAGAATCGGTAAATCTTCACGTGCGATTTCTGTATTTGGGGCAAACGGTAGATCACAAATATTTTCTGAACGCATGTTGAACTCAAGAACTTTCAAACTCGTTCGACGAGCATTGTTATCAAAGTGGTGAATTTTATATAAATCTACTTGTTGAACTATATGATCTGATTCCCAGATTAAATGTTCGAATGGGTTACCGCCGGTGATGATAGCGCTCGCTTTTTGCCAAATTTCAAAACAGTCAATGTCATAACCACAAGTCATGATTAAGTGTAATATTGGGTAATCGAAACCAACGTTATTGAAACCAGCATATCTTGTTTTGATTGCAGCACACTCGTTAACAAATTCTCGCAACTGATATAAATCGTTCCGTTCTTCTGATATTTCGAAAAACCATTCCTGATCACTGTTCGCATCTTCAAAGGCAATTGTGAACACATTCGGGTAGGTTTCTTCGTCGTAGATTATATCAGTTGTCATCAATCCCCCCAGGGTTAAGAACGCCCCGAAGGGCGGTTGTTGTTATTGCTGGTTTAGGTATCCATCACCAGCCGGTGCGACCGCTGTTGTAGCACCTGGACCAGCGGGTTTCATGACTGCTAACCCTTGGTTAACTAACGTTTCAGCCGTGTGACCTGCTGCGACATGAGCATCATAATCAAGTCCATCGTTCATGATGACAGGACAGTTGTTAACCGGTGCGACTGGTGCAGCTTGTTGGACTGGTGCAGCTTGTTGGACTGGTGCAGCTTGTTGGACCGCTGTGTCAATCTGAGCGTTGCTCGGTAAAACAGCTTGACTACCGCCGAATGCACCCGCTGCATCAGGTGCGCTTTGACTAACGATCTGCGCGCCAGCTCTAGATACTTCTAGCAATTGCGGGTTGATGTAAATACCGGGTGAATCAGTTGATCCGTTCCCTTTAATGTTCACAACTACTCGGACATAATCACCACATTTGATTTCGTTCTTGTTCTGAATTACCTGATGTGGTTCATATTTACCAGCGTGAAAACAAGAATATTCGAAACAAGATGATATATTAACTACCCAATGACCTGGGAACCCTTCTTTATCACAAGGTTTATTACCTTTCTTATTCGGTACTGTCGAATCACCGTCGATTATTTTCCATGCGAAAGTGGGAGCACCATGTTCGCCGTTTGACCAATCTGTAACAGCGGCTTGATGAATCCCTTGACCCCATTCTGTCTGGTTCCAATGTTGTTCGCTACCTTTTGCAATCGCTACGGCGATGAAAAAACTTCGCAATGGTGAACCGTCTTTCATCATTTTCGGTTGATTGTTTCGATCTTTTTGAGCGTGCCCTTCCATCGGATGTCCTTGCACTATTCGCCCGCAAGGCAGTGTGATTTCAGTCATAATTAATTTACCTTTTTGTTGCCAAAAACCCTAGCGGCTTTTGATTTAGTTGAATCCACAATCTTGGTTTTACCAGGTGGACGTTTAGAATACATGCTAATGACACTTTCGTCAATTAGTTTTTTAGCTTGAGTTGGTGTAATTACACCAGGCTTAGATAAATCAACATCCATTAGTTGGCCGAGTGATATCACCTGGTCCACTGATTTAGTCCAAGCCAATCGACCGGGCGGATTGTCAAGCGCTAACCCATCAATCACAACGTTGTTTTTAATTGACGCAATAATTTGAGCATCAATTGCGTTAAGTCGACCATTAATAGATTCCTGCGCTCGAACTAAAATTTCCCGTTGTGATTTAAGTTGATCAGGTGGTATCACTTCAATTTGCATTGAGTTAGATACATCAATTGCGTTCATTGCGCTGCGGTTTGCTGTTTTACAAGCGTGAAATGCTGAACAATATTTACAATGCGATCCTGATTTAGTTGGAGGGTTTGCGGATAAAGCTAATTTAGCACTATCGCGCAACGTATCTAAATATAAACCGAGTAAATCAGATGCTTTGATTGAATGTGTTCTGACTGAACCATCAGCGTGATACGGTCTTGGTTGAACAATTGTAAGATTTACAGTTATGTCTGAAATCGGAGGCAACTGATTAAGTATACCGATCGCGTACTGAATCAACTGGTAATTTTCAAACGGTTCAACAATCACGAAACCATACTTAAGATCCCACAGGTGTAGAGTGTTAGTTTCTTTATCAAATACCCAAGCGTCGGGTGTTCCTTCACTTTCGGTAGGATGTATTTCTGTGATTTTAACGTGCTGTTCAATTTGAAGTTTTGAGAGAACACCGCCTTTCTGACAAACATTTAATACATCCATGACGTACATATCAGCACCTTCTGTCATTTCTTCAGTAATCATGACATCATTTGGCGCTTGCTTATCAATGAAGTCAGAACAAAGGAGAACATTATCACCGGTAGTGTAACTGATGAGAACTTGTTCACCGACCCAATGAGCCGCTGTACCTTCTTCAGCGGCTTCATTCGTTTTGTTAGGTTCAGGGAATTGTTCTTGCATCTGAACAGAACCAGGACATTTAACCCACCTGTGGGATCCGCTTGGCCTTAACCTTGCCATAATTCTTCTAACCGGTTATGAACGCGGAGAGCGTCACCAGGATCTTTCATCAAATCTGTGATACTAGCGATGCCGAATTCCTCTAACACGCTGTTAACGATATTAGTGTAATCGGGGTTTGATTGTTGTCTTTTCATGAATAAATCCATGACGGTATTGAAGTCAACGGCTGCGACGGGTTCAACGGCTGCGACGGGTTCAACGGCTGCGACGGGTTCAACGGCTGCGACGGGTTCAACGGCTGCGATGGGTTCAGCTTCACCATCTTTGTTGATTTCGAAGGCTTGTTCAGCTTTGAATTTATTATCAGCTTCAACGTGAGCAATTAATTCTTTACTAACGCCGCGCAAATACTTCCACGAGTCATCTGATTTCAATCGTGTTTTCTTACTAGAATGAATACGTTCATCCCAGGGCATTCCTTTTGAATCGTATTCACTAGGAGGGTTGATTTCAATGGTGGCTGATCCAGCAGGATCAACGGCGGTGATGTACCCTGCACCATAATCCCCTGTAGTTAACGGTTTCATATCAATTTCTTTCGCTGCCTGTCGAATCGGGCTGATTGGTTTAAGAGATTCATTTATAACATTCTTAACATCTTCGACCGTTGGACGGAATACTTCTTCAGTGGTGCGAAGATCATCGGTTTCCACTTCTTCACCGAAATCAGCGGTGAACCGTCTTTCTTCAACACTTTTCTTAAACGGTGTATCGGGATTAGTTAACTCACTTAACACCTTTCCGAACGCTTTCGCTATGTCTAAGCGATGAGCTGGAAATTCAATTTTAATCATTTGGGGTTTTCCTCATATTATGTTTATTGACGATTTCGATAATTATCCTAACATCGGTTGACAAACCTGTCAACTATCAATATTATTGGTGTTACATTTTACATGAACGGGGCGAGAATGAAACTTAGAGATTACCAATTAGATCTAGTTAACGGTATACATGAAGCCTGGGAAACAGTTAAAAACGTTCTAGCGGTTGCGCCAACTGGTGCAGGGAAAACCGTTATTATTAGTAACATCGTCGCTAATCACAATGGTAATACTTGCGTTATTGCCCATCGTCAAGAGTTAGTCAGTCAGATTTCTACTGCATTAGCGCGTAACGAAATCACTCATAATGTTATCGGACCAAAATCTTTAATTTACGATATTGTTCAATTACACATTGATGAATTCGGTCGCTCGTATTATTCACCGGATGCAAAAACCGCTGTTGCGGGAGTGAGAACACTACTTCGAAGATCTGAAAAACTAGCAAGTTGGATGAGAAGCGTTACACTGTGGGTAACTGATGAAGCACATCATATAGTAAAAGATAATCAATGGGGGAAAGCCTGCGATTTATTCCCGAATGCCAAAGGATTAGGCGTGACTGCTACACCTTTACGCCTGGATGGTGCCGGTCTTGGTAGTCATGATGATGGTGTTTTTGATGAAATGATTGAAGGTCCGACAATGCGTGATTTAATCAATCGCGGATACCTGACAGATTACCGGGTGTTTGCTCCACCGTCTGATTTAGATCTAGAAGGGGTTAACGTTAGTAAAACAACCGGTGAATATTCCCCCGTACAACTTAAAAAACGAGTCGAGAAATCTCACATTGTTGGTGACGTGGTTAAACATTATAAACGGATCGCTATGGGTAAACTCGGAATAACTTTTGCAACAGATGTTGATACCGCAACTCGTTTAGCTGATAAATACAATGATCAAGGTGTTCCCGCAGCCGTTGTGAGCGCTAAAACACCTGTTCGAGAACGTGCCAAGATATTACGAAAATTCAAGAACCGTGAAATATTGCAATTAGTTAACGTTGATTTATTTTCGGAGGGTTTCGATTTACCAGCAATCGAAGTTGTATCGATGGCTAGACCGACGCAATCGTATGGGATGTTCGTTCAAGCATTTGGGCGTGCTCTTAGAATATTACCGGGTAAAGATTACGCGATCATTATTGATCATGTCGGTAACATCATGAGGCATGGTCTTCCTGATAAACCTAAAATTTGGTCACTTGACCGGCGCGAGAAGTTCAGCAGAAAGAAACACGACCCCGATTTGATACCGATGAAAACTTGTAAGAACCCTGCTTGCTACGGAACATATGAAGCGGTTTATAAACAATGTCCATATTGCGGGATGATTGACATGCCTGGTCAACGGGGAACACCTGAACAAGTTGATGGTGATTTAACAGAACTTGATCCCGCTGTACTCGCTGAAATGCGCGGTGAAGTGATCGATGTAGATAGTGATTTAGATCTAACATATATGCCTAATAACCCTGTAATAAGAATGAGTTTAGTTAAACAACACGGTCTTAAACAACAGGCACAAAAAGAATTACGTGATGTGATAAAACTTCACGGCGGTTATCATGAAAAAATGGGTATTGATCAACCTGAATCATGGAAACGGTTTTATTTCAGATTTAATATCGATATCATGAGTGCTCAAGCACTTAAAACAAAAGACGCTAACGAACTACGAGAACGAATTGAAAACTACTTAGGGGAAATTGAAAATGTTTAAAAGATTAGATGAATCATATGATAAAGACTCATTGAGAACACCACAATACATTATGAATTGGTTAGCAAAGAGATACACTTTCGACATCGATCTTGCTGCGAGTCACAACAACGGATGGTGTGATACTTATTTCACGAAAGAAGATGATGCGTTAAGTAAAAACTGGATAAAATACGGTAAAATCGGTTTTTGCAATCCCCCGTACAGTAAAGCCAAAGGTATGAAGATCGGACACGTTGATCTGTTTGTTAATAAAGCAATAGAGCAAGCAAAGTTAGGTTTTACAACAGTGATGTTAATTCCTGAACTCAACGGTGAAGCACGTACAAAAAGCATCATGACTCATGCAACGAAAATATACCACTTTGACAGAAGGGTGAGTTTTATTCATCCGATCACCGGGCGCGAATGCGCGGGCAATAACCGAGGATCAATCATTGTTGAGTTTAGCCAAAAACCGCAATATGTCTCACCACCACCCGTTCACATATTTGTATCACTTGAATGGGTTTACAGCAACGCGTTAAAAGAATGCGGTTTATGTAAGAATCAAAGAGTCTTGAATAAAAAGATTCATAATATAAAAATATGTGACACATGTGATTCAAAAAATTGGCAAACAACGAAAGACATGTCTGAACTTTTAGGAATGTGTGAATCAACCGTGATTTCACATATTCATTGTAGTAGCAAGAAAGTACCATCGCCAGATTTGAAGATCACATGTGATTTGAAAATTATGACAGGTAAGAAAAACATAATATCCTCTGATTCGAAAGGGTTTTACCTGTGGAAACCTAAGACATTGAACCTGTATGATAAGGCCAACATGTTATTAAACAAGAAACTAATTGACGAACCTGTCATTATAGATTAAGATGGGTTAATCGAAGCTTTATTAAACTTGGGGTAAAGATGAAATGCAAACACGGAACTATTCTACACGGCGCAAAATGTGCAAATTGCGAAATCGAAGCAACCAGATACCCCGCTACGTTAGACAAAATAACAAAAGTCGCAGTTCGACGCGCTGAAAAAATGATCGCTCAATATCGAAAGATTGATGAGATAGGTCAAATCCCGTGGCGATCTCGCATTAATTGGGGTATAGGTGTAAAGAATGTTCATTTTTGTATAGATGTGACAGCATGAACCTATATGAATGGTCGCAACGGTGGAAAATATCACCACAGGCATTGATTGAGTTACATGATATGTTCGGCACCAATCGAAATCATAACCCTGTTGATATGAGCGAGGCAGCTATTCAGCAACGGGTTAGATTGAAGGTGAGTCAAGCGGGCGACCGATTATTTCGAAATAACGTTGGTGTTCTGAGAAACGATCAAGGTGTGCCGGTTCGATACGGTTTAGCTAACGAAAGTTCGCAAATGAACAAAGTGTTGAAATCTAGCGACTTGATTGGTATTACCCGTGTTTTAATCACTCCCGACCATGTGGGATCTTACCTGGGGGTTTTCACAGCGTACGAAACAAAAAAAGGTGATTGGACATACAAAGGGAACGATCACGAAGTTGCACAATGGAACTTCATTAAATTAGTATCATCCCTGGGTGGTATTGGTAAATTCATTAATAACGCTGATCAGATATAAGTTATTGACAAGTTCGTTATTAACGATTAATATAAGTGATTCTAAACATTAGAGAGATTTTATGAGTAATAGTAAAAGAATGAAGCCGGATGATAGGAAAGACGAGATCTTAAAAGCTGCTCTTGTTGTTTCTGAAATTCATGGTTATGATAAAATAACACGCGCTCAGGTTGCTCAACAGGCGAATGGTTGTGCCGAATCTTTAGTTTCAAACTACTTTGGTACCATGGTTGAATTCAGACGTAAATTAATGCGTGAAGCTATTGCTACCGAAAATTTGAAAATAATTGCTCAAGGTGTAATAGTTAAAGATGTTCACGCGTTAAAAGCTCCGTTGGAGTTACGACAACGCGCTGTTATTTCTTGTATTTAAAACAATAAGGCGATTAATATGGGGGAATTACCAGCGTGTTTCTTTGCGCTCGCTAAATATCGGCAATTCGTAATATGGCAAGCGACACCAAATAAGAAAGATCCGAACAAAACCGATAAGATAACAATAAATCCATCGACACTTAAAAGACATGATGCTCATGATTCATCGATTTGGTTTGATGCTAACACCGCAATCAGTACGGCTGCGATGCTTGGTGAATCATACAGTGCAGGTTTTGTATTCACTAAACAAGACCCTTTTTGGTTTTTCGATCTAGATGGTTGTACTACTGAAGATGGTCAATGGACTCAAGAAGCTGTAAATTTTTGTAATCATTTTCAAGGTGCAGCAATAGAAATATCTCATAGTCGCAAGGGTTTACACATCATCGGATCAGGTGCTCAATCTATCAGTGAGCATAGCAAGAAAAACATTCCACTCGGATTAGAGTTTTATACATCTTCTCGATTCGTAGCATTAACCGGCATCGGCGCTAAAGGTGACGCTGGGTTTGACGCTTCTCATTTACTACCCGATTTTGCAGCTTATTACTTTCCGCCAAAACTCCACGTATCCGCAAAAGAATGGACAACTGAACCCGATCCAAATTCAAGACCGTTGAAAACCGACGCGGCACTTATCAAACGAATGTGTGAAACTACCAACGCCGCTTCAGTGTTCGGTGATAAAGTTAGCGCTCGTGATTTGTGGGAATGCAACGAAGAAAAACTTTCTGTTGCTTATCCCAGCTTTAACAATCATAGTTATTTCGATCATTCTAGTGCTGACCAGGCGTTATGTAATCATCTTGCATTCTGGACTGGTAAAAACTGTGAAAGAATGGATGAGTTATTCAGAAAATCAAGTTTGATTCGTGACAAGTGGGAAAAACGAAAAGACTATCGACAAGACACAATTCTTAAATCATGTGGAAGTTGTCAGAACGTTTACGGATCTGACAAAGCAGCGAAAGAAAATGCTGTTGTTGAATGGAAGCCAACTATAGAAGAAGCTGATCGAAGCGGCATGAAATTATTAGGCGGTAGTAGGATACTTCCTTACGAATCGAGATCTGATTTCTTCAAAGATCATGTATTTCTTACCAAATTAGCCAAAGTTTTTTGTCCGGACGGTGTGACCAGGGGGAAATCAGATTACAATGCAATGTATACAACAATGGAATTTAGACCGTTGTTTGGTGGCAAGTCGATAGACACAGCCTGGAATGCTTACATCGAATGTGATGAAATAGAACGTGCTGAATCTTTCGATACCGCGTATCGACCCGAAATGGATTTTAGCAAAATATTCAAAGAAGGTGGTCGCGACTGGGTGAACTGTTACCAAAATCGCGATGGTGCAAGATTAGAGGGTGACGCTTCTCCTTTCTTCAACCACATTAAAACAATTCTGCCAAACGGTCGCGATGCTGAAATTCTCATATCCTGGTTAGCCGCTTTAATTCAATATCCTGGTGTTAAGTTCAAATGGTCGCCGTTCATACAGGGCGCGCAAGGCAATGGTAAATCGTTACTAGCTGACGTGATTAGATACTGTGTCGGTTCTGAGCATGTGACAGACATCAACCCTGAAGAAGTTTGCACCGGCGGCGGTAAATTCAATGCTTTTCTTAAAACTAATCGTGTCGGTGTACTTGAAGAATTGAAAACAGGCTCTAGAAACGAAGCTGAAGCGACGTTGAAACGATGGATCGGACTGGATAATTTACAGATACAAGGTAAAGGCGTTGACCAAACAGCGAGTAAAATCTGCATGAATTTCTTAATTAATAGTAACCACAAGGACGGTATATTGATTGAAGATATGACTAGACGATTTGCACCACTGTATTGCGCTCAGCAAGACATGGATGACTTGATAGCTGCTGATATGCACGAAGATGGTAAATATTTCATTGAGCTTTTTGACTGGTTTGAAAATAAGGGCGGATGGGCAATCACTGCTAATTTTCTCGATACTTACGTTATTGCTGACGCATTGAATGCTGCTACTTATTGCAAAAGAGCGCCCACCACTAGTAGTAAAACTGAAGCGGTCAACGAGTCTAAATCTAGACCACACCAGGCGTTGATTGAAATTCTATCGTCTGGTAGAGCTGGTACTATGAAAGGCTGGGTAAGTACTCACGCGCTTAAGTTGATTTACAAGGATGTTTATTTCATGAAACCGCCATCAGGTCAAATGATAGCGAAATATCTTATTGCAGAGGGTTATATTCGACATCCTGCATTGAAAAATAATGGTCGAACTAATAAACATATTTTACAAGAAGGGGGAGAGAAACCAATTCTTTACGTTAAAAAAGGAAGTGTTCAATCTCGCATAGAAGATGCGAGCAAAGCAACAGATAAGTATATGATATCCCAGGGTTACATAAGTGCCGGATTGTCGCAACCAGGGAGTAATTTAACTAATAAACAGGTGTAGACGTATGAAAAATTTATTATCAATTATATTGTGTTTATCAGCAACAGTGTTAGTAATCACCGGAAATGTGGTTACTGGTTATGTATTTTTAAGTGTCGGAATTTGGACACAAGAAGCGGAGAGATAAAAAATGAAAGTAACATTAAATTGCATTACTCAACCAGTGTTAGATATGACAGCGGAAGAATATATCATCTATGCTGCGCGGGTTAGTTCTGATGAACGTGTGAATAACGAAACAGCACCTAAGCTGATGAATTATCTGATTAAACACAAACATTGGTCACCCTTTGAAATGATTAGTGTGGGTATTGAGATCGAAACATCACGCGCTATTGCTCAACAGATATTGAGACATCGCTCGTTCTCCTTTCAGGAATTCAGTCAACGCTATGCGGCTGTCACTGATATGGAACCGGTTCAATTACGTTACCAAGCGGAAACCAATCGTCAGAGCAGTACTGCTCAATTACCTGGGGATCACGATGCTCATCAAGGCGTGAGAGATGGTGTTGCGTACTGTGAAAACCTTTACCATCAACTGCTAGAAGACGGTGTTGCCAAAGAATGCGCGCGAATGATTCTACCGTTGACAACTCAAACGACCGTGGTCATGCACGGCACATTGCGAAGTTGGATACACTTCTTTGATCAACGTTGTAGCGAACATGCGCAGTTAGAAATTCAACAAATAGCGTACGCTGCAAGGGATGAAATAGCGAAAGTTTGTCCCTGGACCGCCGCCGCACTTGATTGGAACGACTAGACAACGTATAATCGTTTTATTCGGTAACGAATAATCCCCCCGATATTCTTTCCGATAACCGCTTAATTGCGGTTTTTTTATGTCCAATCGTTGACAACAACGTCAATAAGCGTTAAGATTAGTTAAGTCGAACAAACGGGGGATCACATGATTACCATAAAGCATAAAGGTGTTGTAATTTACCGCACTAAGGATAATTACAAGCAAGCTTGGAAATTACTTCGTTACATCAGAAAGGAAAAACAATCATGGTGATAGTAAAAATATACTCAGCTAATCGCAGGCTTTACAGCACGAAAGATAATAAATACATAACTCATGCAACATTACGAAAATATATCATAGATGGTCTTGATGTTAAGGTTATACATTGTCCAGACAACAAGGATGTCACCGCGAAAATATTAATGAAATCATTGATCGATATTGGTGAAGAATTAGCAATCGATACGATACGTGAATTGATCATCTCATCCGATAAAATCATTAAGCAGCGAGGTGTTGAGAAAGCTAACAGTATGATTTCAATATTTGGGGGCAAATTATGAGCATGTGGTCTATTTACGCGATATTATTCGTTTTATTAACTGTTAACTATGGAAAAGTGGGTATTGCGATCATGGTAATAATATCGGTACTAATTGTTACCATTAAACTTTTATCAGCAGTTATGTCAACGGGAAAACAACGATGATAGTGTTACACATTGGGTTAATGGTTAAAGAAAAAAACGGTGAATTCTTCTGGTCAACGGTTGACGTCAATTCATTTGGTTTAATGAAGTGGGAACAAATACCCGAATCATTATATGACGAGATCGTAAAATTTGAGGAAGGTGATCAATCGTGAATTTATTAGCATTACTTTTGATTTTGAACATCCAAGATCACATAAAATCACACGAAGGATTTAGATCAAAACCTTACTTTGATTCGGAGGGACTTTTAACCATCGGGTACGGTCGCAATTTGCAATCCGTGGGCATATCTAAAGAAACCGCTCAAATCATGCTTGAGAAAGATATAGCCACATGTGTGAAACAGCTTACAAAAAATTATCCATGGTATTTGAAAAGAAAACACAGTGCTCAAATTGTCCTAATTGACATGTGTTTCAACATGGGTTTACCAAGACTATCGAAATTTGAAAAAATGCTTGGGGCGTTACTTGCCAAAAACTACGAACTTGCTGCTGTGGAATGTTTAGATAGTCCATATGGTAGAAAGTATCCAAGACGAGCCAACAGAAACGCTAACTTACTCAGGGGGAAATAATGAAAGGTGACAGATCTAATGATGGTAAACCACCGGTATCGATGGTATTGGAAGCTTCTGAAGCGATTATAGGTTGTGCCGAAGTATTAAAATTTGGTGCCGAAAAGTACAGTCGTGGGAATTGGAAAAAAGGGCTCAATCACACCGAAATTTGCGATAGTCTCATACGTCACTTGACGCAATATCTCACCGGTGAAGATAACGACGATGAAAGTAATTTACCGCATGTGGACCATATTCTATGTAATGCGTTGTTTTTGTCAGAGTTAACCAAGACTCGCTTAGACTTGGACGACAGATCATCAATACTTTCGAATAGCGGTTGTCCAAATTGCGGAAATGAAAAACTCACATTGTTGAGGACTGAACGTCTTAAACGATGCACTGATTGCCAAACTGATATCGAATGGTTACTTGACCCAGGTCAAAAACCAGTTGGTTACACCGTACAGGATGATCAAGATGAATAACGATATTATGGACGTGCTAGACACCAACGCCGCTTCAGTGTTCGGTGGTGACACATTTTATGATGTTGAAACACTGGATCATTTTCAATATTTATTAGAAAGATGGACTAAAGAAACAAACAAACTAAAAGAGGATTTAATCAATGACTAGACAACTAGAACTCGAAGCAATGAGTGACTTTGATCTTAATTGCTTAGTTGCCATGATTGTACACCCTGATTTAAGGTATGCAGATAGTGACTATGTTTTCGAAAAGAAGAATGGATCTGCTAATTTTAGGTTATGCAACGCTGTCGGAGAAGATTTGGACGCATGAACATATGATTATTGCAACAACCCCAGCGACATCATGCCGATAGCTTTTGAAAATAAGATAAATCTGTCCTATGACATCTCTCAACCCGATCTTGGATGGTTAGTTGAACATTATGAGTATTTACCACCGGATGATTTTAAACCATACCGATCTAGACACGAAAACCCATATCGAGCAATGTGTGTCGTATTTATATTACTAAACGAGGATCAATCATGAGTAGAATAATCTGTCACCATAAAGGAAGATATAACCTAACTATCTAATGACCAACTAACTTTAAAGGAAATAGAAATGTTTAAAAAAAGAAAATTCTTAAACAAATGCAAAGAATACGTGAAAAATTGGGATACAGAAATGTACGGTTTTGTAGTAATTCAAACAAATGGGAAATTGATACGTACAAACAATAAAGACAAAGGTGAGGTTACGCTCGATAAAGTAGAGTTCGTAAAGTTTATGGAAATTATTGGCCGTAACACCTAATGATTGAATCAAGTATAGGCTGAAAAGTCACGCAACGGTTAACAAACTAAACGAGGATTAATTAATGACTGTAAAAATAGACCAGCCGATTGTCGGTTACAAAGTTAAAACAGATGAAACTAACTTGGTAGAAATGCACGAGAAGTTGACACGACCTGAAATCTTACCTGGTGCGACTTATAAACTGAAAACACCGTTGTCTGAGCATGCTCTTTACATCACTATTACCGATTATGTGCTCAATGAAGGCACAGATCACGAGTCACATCAACCGTTTGAGATATTCATTAATTCTAAAAACATGGATAATTTCCAATGGATCGTCGCGTTGACACGAGTTATTAGTGCAGTTTTCCGCAAAGGTGGTGAATGCGCGTTCCTGGTTGATGAGCTTAAAGCTGTTTTTGACCCAAAAGGGGGATATTTCAAAAAAGGCGGTAAGTTCATGCCCTCACTGGTTGCCGAAATTGGTTATGTTATCGAATCTCACATGATTAGCCGTGATGTGATTGAGGCACCCAAGTTAGACGAACACCAGCAGAAGCTCGTTGATGAGAAGGGTGCCGCTGTTAGTGGTGATTCAGAGTTCCCTGATAGCGCAACACTATGTGCAAGCTGTAGCACAAAAGCAGTAGTGATACTGGACGGGTGCCAAACGTGCCTTAATTGTGCCGAGTCAAAGTGTGGATGATATTCTCAAAGCTATCAACATGTTATCAATCGATATCATGAACAAACTTGAATTAGCCTGTCTTGATGAAGGCTTTTCACCGCAGAGGGTCTTAAAAATGTGTCAAGCGTATACAGTAGGACAAGATAAATTTTGTGATAGATGTGGGTTTGTGTGGGATATGAACGACCCGGAACCGCCCGTGTGTGTTACTGATAAAGAACGTAAGTGTGATTCATGTGGTAGTAAAAAATTAACGGCCGCTGGTAAATGTAAATATTGTGTTGACAACTCCGTCAATAACGTTTAAACTACTTATAAGTTAATCGAAAAGGGCAACATGATGACTGAAAAAGAAATGTACGAAACTAGAAATGTTGAAAAACTTGCCGCTTTGGTGAAGGGTGTTAGAGGTTTAATCATTCATGATGATGGTGCTGTTACAAAAACAGATTACTTAGAACTAGAAAGTTTCGTTGCACGCTTGTATAGCGACACGGTTAAAAACGTAAACGGAATGCTTGAACTGTAATGAACTTAGTAATCATATTAATCATTTCAATCGTGGTTGTCGCAATCAACCACAAAACCAAATTCACCGCGAGGATAGTAAAACGATGAGCAAGTTACAACAAGCCGTTAACGTTTACATTGCTGAAACAAAAACTGATGAGCAACGTCGCATCAAAGAGCAACGTCGTATTGCTGAAAACCGTCGATTCATTACTTGTTTGTTCGTTTTAGGTGCTTTTATCTTGTTTTTATACATTTGTTATTGACAGGCTCGTCAATAACGTTTAAACTACTTGTAAGTTAATCGAACAGGTAACAATCATGAACATATACAACTTTCAATCAAATAGCGTTAGATCTCAGATTCATCGAAAAATGCGTAGAGCGATGACCAGGGGAACGTTTGAATTAATATGTAATCGAAAAGGTAGACCTTATTTAGTTGTAAAACGCGTTAAAACCAATAAGGGTCGAATTTTTCAATTCACTACTATTTCTGGAAAAGATGTTACTGAATTCATGTATAAAGCATTGAAAGGTGAATACGGTCAAAGATTCCCCGGTGGTCATGTTCAATCAAACCCCACTTTGTCGGGCGTTAATTGTTACATCGACATAACAGTCAAAGGCGCTGGTACAGCAACAATAGAGTCCGTTAGTATAATGTGATATCATTCAGTTTTCAATATGGAGAAACTGAGATGATTAAACCAATTGCTAAATCATTAGTACGACAATTAATCGATGGTAACGCCTTCCCTAATTCATTCTGGAACTCTGATGGATCAATCAATTGTAGCGGTATATATTACTGTGAACAACCGGTGATTTGTTGAGGGGTTTGATATGGCTATAGAACAACCAATCTGCAATCCCACCACCCCAGGAAGTGGTCAGGTACTAGTAAACGCATTAGCTACCCTATCAAGCCTTATGAACATCACTAGTGTAATAACAGCGAGCACGTTTGGTGATTCATACGCTGATTATCAAAGATTCACTGACATGGGTAATAATTACCAATTCTCAACAATACAAGCAAGTAATTGGGCATTTTTTCTTGCTAATATGGGTAATAGGGTAAATGTAACTAATTTCAAAGGTGTCGGTGGTGATAATTTCGCAGATATGCGAACACGTTTGACGGCAGATATACTAACACCTAAAACCCAACTAGTTCTAATGAACGGTGGGGTAAATGATTTCTATGCAGATGGTAGGTCAGCAGTTGACGCATTTGCAGATTTTGAGTTTATGGTCGACGCGATGGTCGCCAACGGGCAATTGGTATTATTTCAAAATACGCCTGCACAAAACTCATCGCGCGGTTTCTTTAGCGTTGCAAAAACAATAGAGCTAGCAACATTTAATTTGCTAGTTGATGAGTACGCAAGAACGCAAGACGGATTAATTGTAGTAAACGTCAACACACCATCAACAAATCAAAATGATAATGCTAATGGTGCTGCTAGAGCAGATTATTATATTGGTCTTGACAAGATTCATTACGGAATTTTTGGATCTTATGATTCAAGTAGACTATCTGAAGAAGCTGTTGCCCCATGGTTTATACGAGGTAACAACACTCACGGTATGCACCCATTGCTCAGCGGGGACATAGGTGACATCAATTTCAACAATTTTAATTCCAACACTGGTACCGCTGGAACTGGTATGTCCGGAACTGTACCCGCTGGTTGGATTGCCAAGCGCCAATCTGGCGAAGGTACGATGGTTGGTTCTCACAATGCTGATACGGGTGACTATGAGATTGCTATAACTAAGGCAGTCGCCGCAACGTCTTCAGTGTTTAGAGTTGAGTCAAATGAGTTAAAATCAAATTTTGTCGGTGGTGAAACCGTATCAGTCAAACTGATGATGAGCCTCACTGGTGAAAACGATATTGAAGAAATAAGAGCCTACCATTACAATGATAACGGTGTTGATCCATATTTTACTGTCGATTGGGGCCGAAGTATTAATAACTATACACCAGTTAGTCCAATGTCTGTCACTGACATACTTATTGATATTGCACCGAGTGTTATACTCGCAACACCTCTTGTTAATGTTAAATTTTTCATCGACATACGTTTAAAAGGTGATTCAACGTGTACGTTAACTCTAAAACACATTAGATACACAGTAACAGGACCATAATATGAAACTAGTTCCAGGAATCAAACGCGGTTACGCAGATAGTTTTGAACGTGCGTTAGAAATA